GGCGACCCAGTGCGGCTCCAGCGCCACCAATGCCTGCCGGTACCGCATCGTACTGCCGTCAGGTTTCCCCTATTCGCAATAGGCGCCTGCACTGCGGCGGGTCGCGCGATGGAATCGTTTTGGATGGGGATGGTATGAGGGTCATGAAATGAACATTTTGTTTAGAATTTGGTATCGCCTACATTGCGTTTTTGGGAAGCATTCTGTTGTTTATGGATGTACAGACATCACCCCGTTGGGCGGCGAGACTGTGACGCGCAAGATGCCTCCGTGTTGTTTTGTATGCCATAAGCAGATTCCTGGCGTAGATTAGGTGAGTTCCGACCATGAAAAGTCCGATATATATCGAAGTAGTTGTTGTGTGGATTTTAGGTATTGTGCTTGCCAAGGGATTCTGGTCCACGCTTGCGGCAGTGTTGTTTCCGGAATGGGGCATGTGCCTAATTGTTTGGCGAATATTGGTGGCTGAGGGATGGGTAACATGAGCCATATCACAGAATCGGAAGAACTCGCGCTACAGGATGCTGGCCTTGATAGGCGGTCGCCATTCATGGTACGGCGCGTCTCGAAAACACAGTTCAGCATTGCCAGACATTACGGCGGAGTAGTTTTCAAAGGTCAGAGTTACGCCTACCTACCAATGACTGACGAACTGATCCGGGATGATGTGGTAAAGTGGCTGGCGAAGTACCGAAGAGCGGAAATAAAAAGCGCCGACATAGAGCCGGCGCAGATCGGTCTTGGTATTTAATTCAGGGCAAGTAGAACTTCCGCATTCGATCCACCGATTCCCGGCTTTCCACCTTGCGCTTGGCGGATATGATCGAGTCTCTGTATCTTCCAACAGAAGGCCACGATATTCCGGTCTCTCGCGCGACCTGAGCGACGCTGAGGCCATCGACCAGCACTCTACGGGCAGCCCTGCGTCCGCGCTCCGACAGCCGCGTGAGAGCCGCCAATTGGTTGAATTCATCGTTGGTCATGCTTCAATCTCCTCCCCATCGCAAGAAACGGTGCCCGATTCCGGGTTTAATTGAACCCAGTAAATACTGCCGTCATGGGTGAGTTGCACATTCGCCCGCGTTTGAATTACCAGCACGCGGGCATCCGCCAAGCAACCACTAAGCTCTGCCCCACGAGTTCCGGTAACGGCTGTGTAGTTTATATTGATGTTTTTCATGTCAAACTCCTTCCAGATTGTTGAGCGCATCCGCTGCAATGCGGTGCAGCTCTGCCAGATCATCGCCGGATGCGAGAACGCTGGCCAGCGCCTCGTTGTAATCCTGCTCCAGCCGCTCGGCGAAGCGCGCGTCAAGGCGCTTGAGCGCGGCCAGCTCGCGGACCATGGATGCCCCTTGCCGGAGCAGGTGGGCGAGTTCGATCTGTTGCTTGTTCATTTCGCCACCTCGCGCAATTTTGCCTCTTGCCCAGCCCCCGCAGCATCCCGCGCAGCAGCCCACGCAGCATCCCCCGCAGCAGCCCCCGCAGCAGCCCACGCAGCATCCCCCGCAGCCCCCGCAGCAGCCCCCGCAGCAGCCCCCGCAGCAGCCCACGCAGCAGCCAATTCATCCGGGGTCGCAGCCCCATGTGCATATCGTTCGGCTACGTCCAGAGCGTTGAGGCTGCGCGGATCGGTCATCAAGTGCTCAACCTGGCGCGCACACCAAACTGCGTAGAGTCGTATCTCAGCGTCATGCCCCTCCGCCGCCCGCAAGCACCACAGCGCGTCATCAAGCCCGTTACTGTCGAGTATTGATATGATCGAAAGCGGCTCGTCGTCGGCCTTGGTTTTACCTAGGTGTTTGAGAAGCCGCTTCCACCCGGTTTCGCACGGCGAATGTGATCTAATTTGTTCTAGCGTTGTCATCCACATTTTAGTTACCCTCAGTAGAAGTTAACGCAGGCGGCGAACACCGCCAGCAGGAGCCAACCACCGCCAATGATGGCGATGGCGTTGACGATCATGGATGCGATGCGGATCATGATTTCCTCCTCGGGCTAGTTGTCAAATTTAAGTCTGTGAAGTTTGGCGATTTCCTTCGCGGACTCCAGCAGACGCATCGTGGCCGACCTTTCCTCCTTATGGTTTCCCCAGTGCTTCAAAGCCTCGGTGAGCGTCAACCATCGGCATTCAGACCCGATATAAGCAACACCATTCACCGAGCTTATGGACTTGGTAAAACCATCAGCGCGGCCAAGGTTGGCAATCCCTGTGGCATTGTTGCCGGCGCGAAAATAGTCGCCGTGGCAAACTCCATCCATAGGCGTGAAGTCATCCTCCGCCCAGAAATAATCACCAGCGCGGAAGCCATTTTCAGTGCGGAAGCGATTGCCAACGCGAAATTCCTTCCCGACGCGGAAATTGGAGCCGGCCACAAAATCATCGAGCGCCATAAAATAGTCGCCAACCACGCTCCCGCGAGGGTCTAGGTAGCATCGTTCCCATACCAAAATTCGATTGCCAGCTTTACACCACTCCACGCCTGGGCTGATCGCCCATCCAGCGGGGTCCCGTGGCCAGTACGCGATAGTGTCGCCTATATTTATCATGCTCGCGGCTCCATGGTTATTCGGATGCATCGGGATACTCGCCGTAGCAATTCCGTGCGTGTCCGGCGAGGTCGCGGACTAAAATGCAGGTTGGCAGGCAATCGGCCAGCGACAACCCCGGCTTGTAGCCTTGCACGATTGCCACGGCGCCATTTTCAAACGCCACAACAAGCGGGCCGCCTGACTTGTATGTCCGAGCTTTCGACAAACCAATAGAGGTCAGGTCGGGACCGTCAGACTCGGGACGATTGATTAGGGACAATCTCATTGCCGACGTGATCATTTTCTCGCCCTCCCCGGGCTGGTGGTGCGCCGTCCGTGGCGCGGGTTTGTCAGCGTGTCCAGCCGTTACCGTCGAATGTGAACCCGCCCTGTGACTTCATATACGAGTCGAACTCGTCCGGATCGTCGGCCCGCTCAATCAGGTCTAAATCCCCCTCGAACTGGAAATTGTCGCACTCGTCGCCCACCATCTCGGCCGTATAGGACTCTCCGTCCGATTTGCGCGGCTCCAGGCAGTTGGCGGCGTCCTGAAGCGCCGCGACGGCCGTTTCGCCGGCCCCGAACACGCAATATCCGGACTGAATTACTGCAAAATTTAGGTATTTCATTTTCTCGCCCTCCCGGGCCTGTTTGTTGGGGTAGGTGTAATGTCTCACGTCAAAACTAGATAATCAACCACTTTCGAATCTATTTGGCGACCAGTTCGCGCAATACGGTCATGGCACAACAGGGAATTTAGTGGTATAATTATCGCGTAACTCATTGATTGGGTTGGATAATGGACAAAATCATCGCAGTGGCACGAGTATCGGCGCGTTACACGTTAGGCACAGTAGCGTGGTTGCTGTCTCTGGTATCTGTAGGGGCGTCGAAACTATCGGTTCAGTGCAGACGATGGTCCGATCGGTTGCAGTAGACAGACACCACCCGGGACAGATTGTCGCGTGGTGTTAATGGACGTCCTACTCACCCGCCAGGTATGGGCACCACAATCAGGAATAGGCACCGGCCCAAAGGGAATGGGCACCAGTTGATTGACAACACAGACTCAATCCAACGCACACAGTACGCAACCCGGCTCAATCGGTGCGGTAGGTAGACTGGGGGAACAATTAACAAACAAACCCCTAAGCGAATCAATCAAGGTAATCGGGAATCCACATGGCAACCCGATTGTTAAGGGGAACATTCACAAGCAAATAGTTCCCCACAAGCATCAGTAGTCATCAGTTGATCAATGGTCATCACTTGAAGGAATAGGGATTATTGGATATAGTCGGTAGGGTTATTAACCGATTTATTTATGGGGGAAAATTGGCCAAATTCGAGAAAGGTCACCCAAAGCTGCCGGGTGCCGGTAGGCCAAAAGGCTTGCAGAATCAGGTGACGCGAGACGTCCGCGAGGCTATAGCCAGGTTTGCCGAGTGCAACATCGACAAATTCGTCGGTTGGTTGCAGGAAGTCGAAGATCCTGCCCGAAGGTGTGAGATATTCCTAAAAACCATTGAATATCATATACCTAAGCTCACCCGGCAAGAGGTCAAGAACATCGGGCCCACGTTGGCGGACCTGCCAGACGAAGAGTTGGACCGCCTGGTGGAAGAATACCGACGGCAAGAGGATGCACGCATTGCCAATATGCACTGATTCCCCACTTTGGCCTGAAAACGGGCCTTTTTTGGTACAAATTCCCCACTTTGTCTCAAGTCGCCAGCGGCGGGGACGAAACCATTCCCCACTTTGGCCTGAAAACGGCCATTTTTGATGACTCTGGACGCTCGGGCAGAGAAAATCCGCTATATCCAGATAGCTGAAGAACGGCTGCGCAGACAGTCACGGCGGAAAATCCTCAACTATTACCCTGACACCGGACGGCTGCGGCGGGAACTGTACGTTAAGCACCTGGGATATTTCGAAGCTGGGGCGCGGTATCGTGAACGGTTGTTCCTATCCGCGAACCGGGTAGGCAAAACCGAGGGTGTGGGACTGTACGAGCTCACGCTGCACCTCACTGGGCAATATCCGGACTGGTGGGTCGGCAGACGGTTCTGCAGGGCGATTACCGCCTGGGCTGCTGGGGATACGGGCAAGACTGTCAGAGAGATTCTGCAATCCAAATTGCTGGGTCCGCTGGAAAACATGGGCACTGGCCTGATCCCCGGGGATGCGATCGAGCGGGTAACCCGAAGCTCGGGGGTTGCCGATGCCGTTGACACGATATTCGTCAAGCATGTGGCCGGTGGGGTGTCGTCCTGTACCCTGAAGTCCTACGACCAGCGCAGAGAGTCGTTTCAGGGTACGGAACGTGACGTTATCCTGCTGGACGAGGAACCACCGCTCGACGTGTACACCGAATGCCTACTGAGGACGATGACCAACAACGGGATGCTGATGCTGACGTTCACCCCGTTGATGGGCGTGAGCGAGGTCGTTATGGCATTCCTGCCCGGCGGGAAGCTGGATGGCGATAACGAAGTAGCCCCCGGTAAGTACGTCTGCACCGCGACATGGGATGACGCCCCGCACCTAAGCGAAGAGGTCAAGAAAGAACTATGGGATGCTATTCCGCCGTTCCAGAGGGATGCGAGGTCGAAAGGTGTCCCACAACTGGGGTCCGGTGCGATCTATCCGGTCCCCGAGTCCGAATTTACGGTGGACGATTTCGAGATTCCCGGCCACTGGCGCAAGGCCTACGCCCTCGATGTTGGTTGGAACCGTACCGCCGCACTATGGGCTGCACAAGATCCTGAAACGCGGACATGGTACTGCTACAGCGAGCACTACCAAGGCAAGGTCGAGCCATCGGTACATGCTGAGTCCGTCATGGCGAGGGGTACTCGAATCCCTGGGGTTATTGACCCCGCAGCTCGTGGCCGTGGACAGAGTGACGGCACGCAGTTGATGCAGCAATACCTTGATCTTGGACTCGACCTAACCCCCGCCGATAACTCTCGTGAGGCTGGTATAAACGAGGTCTGGCAAGCGCTGGTGGGCGGTAGGCTCAAGGTGTTCAAGAGTCTGACCAATTTCCTGTCTGAATTCAGACTGTACCGGCGGGACGACAAGGGGCAGATCGTCAAGGTAAACGATCACCTGATGGACTGCTTGCGTTATTTGATGATGTCGGGCATCCATGTCGCCGCTGCTGGTGCTCGGGATTTCCGGATTGAATGGCTGAAATTCTACGCACAGCACAACGTTTCCGGGGATAACGTCTACATTCTGGTGTCACCCGCTGGCAGGAAGCGCAACCAGCCAGAGCAGACTGAAACCGGGGTGATGGTGATCGCCCTTAGTGAAGACGGTCGGTTCTACCTGCTGGATGCATTCAGGGACAAGTTGAGCCTGGTCGAGCGCACCAAACTGGCATTCGCGCTGCACCGGAAATACAGACCATTGACAGTGGTGTACGACGAGTACGGGTACGACTCTGACCGGCAACACCTTCGCGATGAGATGGACGGTCAGAAATACCACTTCGAGATAAAAGAGGCGAAAGACGGAAACGGGTCGCTGAAGATTGAGGACCGGATACGTCGGCTGACGTCCACGTTTGAACGCCGGTTGATGTGGTTGCCCGAGAAGCTGATAAAGGACAGGTCGGACGGCAAACAGGCGGACATGATCGACCTTCTTATCGAGCAAGAGTACCTGCTGTTTCCAACGGGTTCTAATAGGATTATGCTTGATTGCATGTCTCGATTATTCGATATTGATCTATCGTGGCCCGCTGGGAAGTACGGCGAGCACGCTGCTGTAAACCCCCTGCCTGAATGGGCATACGACCTATGAACCGTAAGCCTCTCGGCGGTACTCAGGATTGGCGGGCGATGATGTACGCGCTGGACCCGAGTTTGAACGACCCAGAGGTGGCGTATCGGTTCGGGGATCGTGAGTTTAGGGAACAACCCAACACAGGGGCGTATGGTGTGACGATGATCTATACCGAGTCAGGATTCCCCCGTATCACAGAAGATGGCAACGCGAGGTTAAAAGAATGACCCTTGGCGTAAAGATTACAGAACTTCCTGCTGCTGGGGCGATTGTCGGTACCGAGCAGTTTGAGGTGGTCCAATCCGGGCAGAGCAAGCAGGTCACAGCGAATGGCTTGATGGGGCCTCACACGTCGGCCACGGGGACTGCGGTGCATGGGCTGGGCACGATGTCCACCCAATCGGCGAATGCGGTGGCGATCACTGGCGGGACTATCACCGGGATTACTGATCTTGCGATAGCGGATGGTGGGACGGGTGCGAGCACAGCGGCGGGGGCAAGGACTGCGCTAGGGTCTACCGCGACGGGTGACGCATTGTTCACTGCGGCTACAGCGGCGGCAGCTAGGGGAACGCTGGGTTCTACCACTGTCGGCGATGCTGTGTTTATCGCGGCGAATGCAGCGGCGGCACAGACAGCACTGTCGTTGGTCCCAGGGACGGACGTACAGGCATACGACGCAACCCTGACAAGCATTGCGTCAAAAGGAACTGCTGCTGACAAGACGCTGTATACCACTGGGGTTGATGCATGGGCCGAAACCCCGCTGACGGCTGCCGGTAGGGCTCTGATCGATGATGCTGACGCGGCGGCACAACGAACAACGCTTGGACTTGTGATAGGCACGGATGTCCAAGCCTATGACGCAACCCTAACGAGCATCGCATCGAAAGGCACGGCGTCCGACAAAATGCTGTACACCACCGGGGTTGACACATGGGCTGAGGCTGCGATTACGTCGGCGGGTAGGGCTCTGATTGATGATGCCAATGCCGCCGCGCAGCTCGCCACGCTCGGGACCGAGTCGTTCAACACGTTCGTCAGCGCGGATCAGACGATCACGGGCGCGGGGTCGTTGACGCTTCCGCATGGGCTGGGTGCTGCGCCGCGGTTTATCCAGGTTATGCTTGTCTGCGTCACCGCAGACTTAGGATATTCCTCCGGCGATGTGGTTTTAACCGGAAGCGCCCAAATCCCTGCAGTGTGGCCGGACGCAACAAATCTAAACGTCCGATATAGCAACGTCGCGCCTTCGGTAGCCAACAAATCAACCGGTGTTGTAGCGATGATCACCGCTGCAAACTGGAAGGCTCGATTCTCCGCAATCAAATAAGGGTTTGAAAATGGCAACTTCACGCACAGCAGAACCTCTTGAGTCTCGGCATTACGTCGATGCGGACGGGAAATACTGGGGATCGGTCGGCGGGCTGCGGATCGTTGAGAGCGAAACGCCCGATCCTGTCGAGGCGCCGGTTGTCGATGGCGATGGAAAGCCCGTTCTGGGCAAGGACGGCAAGCCGGTGGTGCGCGTTGAGCATCCGGAACCGGTCGTGATTGAGCGCGAGGAATGGCCCGAAGTTCCCGTTGGTGCGGTTGAAGTCCCTGAACCCCCTGAATCGCACCTCGAAACGTGGGACGGGAAAGCCTGGGTGCCGCCGGCGCCAGATGTCATCGCGGCGGAAAAGCGCGATCAGGCCCGCGACCGGATCGCCAGCAGCCCGGAATTCTCGGCGCTGATCGATGCGGTTGCGGTGCGGCTTGGGATCACTAGCGACGCGCTGCGGGCCGATGTTGCGGGCAGGATTCATGGTTGACGGGCGGGTTGTGCTGGTCGATGACTCATATGGGTCAACGGCATCGGCGACCGAATCGCCCCGCGTTGTGGTGGTTGATGATTCGTATGGCTCGATCGCTGCGGCTGCTGAGTCGGCCCGTGTAGTTGTTGTTTCGGATGAGTTATAATAATGTCAACAAGTATTCCACGCAGGAATAATGATGCTTGATACAACCACGACCCTGAGCGAGGCGATGTTGATGCGTGACGTTCTTGCGGTGCTGGACAGACATTATCCGATGCACGTCTGGTCGGTCGATGTCAGCGGTGGGGTTGTCAGCGTCAAAGCACCAGGATTGAACGGTGTCATGGGTTTTGCCATACGTCAGGACAGGGTAACCCCGAAGAAGATCATGCTGGCCGGTGGTGAAATACTTGAACGATTCCGGCAAAAGCGGGGCAAGGCCGATATGGATCATTATCGAGCGATTCCCCGAACAATACGCGGCGACGCGGTAGCCTTATCATGATCGGGATTCAGGAAGTCAACGATACCCCCGAGATTGTCAAGGATACGGGGTCGGACTTCTGGATGCAGGTCGCCAAGGACGCCTATACCACGTCAACGACATGGTTCGATGCCAATGTTCGCTCAAGGATTGAGAAGAATGTGTCGATGTTTCAATCGAAGCATCCACAGGGAAGTAAGTACAATACAGAGGCGTACAAATACCGCTCACGGGTATTCCGTCCGAAGGTAAGGGCCAGCATTCGCAAGTCTGCTGCGGCTGGTGCGGTGGCGTTTTTTTCCACGTCCGATGTTGTTTCCATCACCCCAAACGATAATTCCGACGAACAAGCGGCCAGCGCGGCGATTAACCAAGCCATTCTCAACTACCGGCTGGACAAGTCAATCCCATGGTTTCGCATCCTGATTGGCGCACTCACTGACGCCAAGGTTCAGGGTATTGTTGTATCCAAACAGCAATGGATTTACCGGGAATCCAGCGGCAAGGTTGAGACAGACAGACCCGATATTGCCTTGATACCAGCTGAGAATTTCCGGTTCTCTGCTGCGGCGGATTGGTTGGACCCGATAAACACCAGCCCGTACCTGATTCAGTTGATTCCCATATCTGTCGGGGAAGTCAAGGAAAGGATGAAGTCGGGCGAATGGCGGGAACATACCGACAATGAAATCCTGTCGGCGACGCAAGAGGGAACGACATCAACCCGGGTCGTAAGACAGGACGGAAGGACGGACCCTGTTGACCAAAAGCACCACCTTCGAGACTTCGATACCGTGTGGGTCAGGGAATACATCGTCCGGCATGAAGGGTCCGACGTTGTGTTCTGGACGCTGGGGCACAACAGCCTATTGACTGAGCCGGTTCCGCTTAAAGAGGTTTACCACTTCGACAAACGACCCTTTGTGCTTGGGTCGATTGATATCGAGCCGCACAAAGCCTATCCCGCCGGCGCGCCTGAATTGGTTGATGGGCTGTCATCCCAAGCGAATGACATCGTCAATCAGCGGTTGGACAACGTAAAGCTGATCCTGAACAAGCGATATTTTGGGAAACGGGGACGAAACGTCGATTGGAACATGCTGCGCCGCAGTGTTCCCGGCGGGATTGTGATGATGGACGAATTTGATTCTGTCCAACCCGAACCGATGGACGATATTACCCAAACCGCGTACATGGAACAGGACCGAGTCAATGCAGATATTGACGAGCTTTTGGGCGCGTTTTCACCCAGTTCGGTGGCAAGCAATCGTCAATTGAACGAGACGGTTGGCGGAATGAACCTGCTGAGTTCGGCATCAAGTGCGCTGACCGAATACGAAATGATGGTGTTTGCCCAGACATGGGTTGAGCCTGTCTTACGGCAAATGCTTCTGCTGATACAGACCTACGAAAACGACCAGACCATTCTGGCGCTTGCCGGGGAAGAGGCCAAGATTTATCAGAAGTTCGGCATAGCCGAGATAACCGACAAGCTGCTGATGGCCGAACTGACCTGTAGGGTAAATGTCGGGTTTGGGTCAACCAGCCCGCAAAGCAGGATTGAGAAGATCGCCATGGGGCTTCAGGCGATTGGGCAGTTCGCGCCTCAAGCGATGGCCATGATAGACCCGCAGGAAATGATAAAAGAGGTCTTTGGTGCTTTGGGTTATAAGGACGGCGGAAGATTCTTCAAACAGGATCAAAATGCCGTTCCGCCTCAACTGCAGCAGCAAATTCAAGCCATGCAGGAAGAAATACAGCGGCTCAGGTCCGGTGTGGATGTCGCCAATATCCGTGCGCAAAGCCTGATTGAAGGGAAGCAGATTGATGCGGAAGCCAGGCTGCGAGCGGCTGAAATGACTCAGGCGGCTGCGTCCGAGCGCGAACACCTGAAGGGTGAGTACGCCATGGAACTTGCGCGGCTCAACGCTGAACTTGGAACCGTGGAAACCAACTTGAAGATGGCCGATTCCGACACCAAACGTGGTGAACTTCAGCTTCAAGCCAGTGCGCTACGGTTTGAAATCGCTCGCCAGACTCGCCAAATGGACGAGCGGCTGGCAAATTTGTCGCAAAACATCAACAGAGACAACAAGGTTGGCGTCATTACCCGGGGTGATTATGGGGAAGTCCCATTTGCCACGGGTTGATATAACTTTTCGTCATGGTTGTTGAAGTTTTAAGTCCGATAGTGTAGGGTTATCAATGAACGAGGGTTATGAACAAAACAGCACGGATGACGCACTTTTAGCAGACGCACGGATGGGGCTTAGGATTGAAGAGTTCTTGGCGTCCGATGTGGGGCGTTATCTGGTGGACCGGGGTGAGGCGGAAGAGGCGGCTGGGGTTGAGGACTTGTTGGCCGCTGAGGATGGATCAAAAGAGAGTCTGGCAGCGCGGCAACGGGTTGGTGTGGCGAAGTTGTTCAAGACGTGGCTAATAGAAGGTGTTGAAGCGGGCATTGCGGCCACGTTGAACCTTAGATTGATGGAGAATTTCGACGATGAGTGATGATGAAATCGTTCTTGAAGCTGAACTTCATGAAGCGGATCAAGAAGGCCATGATGATCAGCAGAAAGGCAATGACACCACACATGAGCCGGTAGAGCGCGTTCTTTCACCAAGAGAGCAGCTTATCAAGGACATGGCGGATCGTCGGCGGGAAGCGACGATGGGGGCCGCTGACGAGCCTACCAGTAACCGGCGGGAAGAAGAACCGCCTGAAACAAACAAAACCATGACCCTGAAGATTGATGGCGAAGAGCGTGAAATGCCGCTTTCCGAAATCATCGACCACGGGGTTCGGTCGTTACAGAAAGAAATTGCAGCGGATGCCCGATTGCGGGAAGCCGTGGAAATGCGCCGTTCAGCGGAAGCGCGGGCGGCAGAAGTTCAAGCGCTGGCCAATGAGCTTATGGCGCAAAAAGAGCGAGAACGCGGAGAGGCGCTATCCCATGCGGACGCTGCCAATCTGAAAGAAGCGGCCAAAGAGGTCTACAACAAAGTCCTGTTTGGCGATGAAGACGAAGCAGTAGAGGCGCTGGCAAGCATGATGGGGCGTGGCAACACCACCCTTGATGGCCAGGCGCTGCTGAACAGGGCGCAAGAAATTGCACGCGCCGAAGTGTCAAAGGCAGAGAAGATTCGTTCTGATGCCATGGCTGAAATCGCGCATGAGCGTGCTGTATCCAGATTCAAGGACCAGTACAAAGAGATTGCCGAAGACCCCATGCTGTACCGACTTGCCGACGAAGAGACGCTGTTGGTTCTCAAAGAGCATCCCGAGTGGAATGCCGACAGAGACCTTGAAGCCATCCTTTCGGAAGCCGGTAAGCGTGTTCTGGACTGGCGCAATCGAACCATGGCGGTTGATAAGCGTGACATGAAGCGCAACTTGAAATCCATTTCCGGCACGTCTGGCCGAATGCCATCGGCGCCGGAACCACGACAAAAGACAAGCTCCGAGATAATCGCCGATCAACGGCGCGCTCGGGGTTTGGCAGTCTATTAAGGAGAAAGTGTTATGGCTGGACAACTCTGGTCTGTACAACTTGCAAGCATGACGGCGTACTCGTATGAGTTCAGCGACATGCTGCGCATGGCCATTCAACCGCGTGTTCGATTTCGCCAATTTTGCGATGCGAAAGACGCATCCACCGCCGGGCTTCATGCCGGTGACAAGTATTACTGGGAACGGTACGGCGACGTTGATGCGTCAACGGACACCTACCTGGCTGAAAACGCCCCCATGCCCGAAGGTTCGTTTTCCTACAGTCAGGGAAGCCTGACGATTCGGGAATACGGTAAGGCGGTTTCCTATACTGGTCAGTACGACGATTCAAGCCGTACCCCGGTGACGGAGATTGTTCAAAAGAGCCTGAAGAACCACGCCGCGAAGGTGCTGGATCGTCAGGCAAAGGCGCAGTTTGATCTGACGAAGCTCTATGTTGCGCCTTCTGGCGGTACGTCAACCACCGCTCTGGACGTATCCACCACGGGGTCAACGGCGGTAACCAACAACGTCGCTTTGGGTGACACCCACGTCAAGTTGATTGCTGACCTTATGAAGGAGCGCAACATTCCGTCCTTCGATGGGACGAACTACTGCGCTGTTGGCCGTCCGGCGACGTTCCGAACCTTCAAGGACTCACTGGAAGCGAAGTTCGTCTATGTTCAGGACGGCTTTCAATCCATGCTGAACGGTGAGATCGGTCGCCATTACGATGGTGTTCGGTTCTTCGAGCAAACCAACATCGCGTCAGCGGCATGGACCAATGCGAAGTCCGATGAAGTGTTTTTCTTCGGTGAAGATACCGTGGCGGAAGCCCTGGTGATTCCGGAGGAGATTCGCGGCAAGCTGGCAACTGACTTCGGTCGCTCACGGGGTATCGCCTGGTACATGCTGGGTGGATACGGAATTGTCCATGACACTGCCGTCGAAAGCCGGATTGTCAAATGGTCCAGCGCAGCATAACGGAGAACTGACATGGCTTACGATCAAGGCAATGTGATTACCTACACCACGGGCGCTATCACCACGACCGCCGCTGCCGTCACTCTTCCCATTCGTGGGCCGAAGGGGAAGCAAGGCCGACTGGTGGATGTCATCGCCCGGTGTACCACTACCCATGTTTTGGGGTCTACGCCGACCAAGCTTCAGATTGGTATTTCTGGAACCTTGGAAAAGTTCGGTGCATTTCTGCCGGCGGCAATGACGGCCCCAACTGCGGCTGCGTTGAGCGACAAACCCGGTGCTTCGGCGTTCCCCGTAAACGTGAACATCGACGCTGACCAGCTGGTCCTGTTGACCACCGTGGCCAATGCGGGCGGCTCACCGGCTGGTGTCATCACCTACGATGTTGTCATTAGCTGGTTCTGAGACGAGGAAACCGACATGAAAGACATGAAGAACGGCATGAAGAAAGACGCCGGCACCACCCCGAGCACGGATCAACTTGGCTTGTACAAGCAAGAAAAGATCACGGACCCGCGTGGTGCTCAGGGCAATGATGGCCCTACCGGAAACCAGTATCCCGAACGGAACCCCGAGAAACTGGCGAAAGGCTTTACCATCAAGTGACAACCCGGGGCTTAACGGCCCCGGTTTCTTTCGGAGGATTTATGGAAACCGACGACCACTGCACGATGACAACCTATCCCACCGGCGGGACGCCAACTCGGTCGCGACAAGAGCGAACGCGAGAGGAATGGGCGAAAGACAACAAGCCGAACGAGAAAGCGCGTGAACTTGGGCTTGGTTTGTGCAAGCCGCTGAACCCGAACGATTACCCCATGTATAAAGGTGGATTCTGATGCTGGACGAGAAGCGACCTTACAACATGGTGTGGGGCGTTGGCGGTGCTCAAAAGTACATTCAGGATGGCATTGAATACTTGCCTGACAAGAAAACCGTCCTTGTTCACGAAGAACCCGCAATCGTTCATGATGCAGAGAATGAAAAGCCACACTGGCGCACACTCAAGGCGCAAGTAGAAGCCAAAGGTGGCGTGTGGACGGATTCGGAAGCGGCTATTAAGTTCCTGGGTGAATCCTAATGGCTACCTTCACGGCTGTCGTATCAAAGTCGGCGTCTGCGAGCCTTACCGCGCAGAATACATTCACCTCAGGGGTAGTATTGAGTGGGGCGTTCAGTCTATCGATCAGTGGTACCTGGGCCGGGACTGTGACAATCCAGAGGTCATTCGATGCTGGAACAACCTGGCTCGACGTGCAGAACTACACCGATAATTTCGAGGATACCGGGAATGAGCCGGCTGTTGGCGTCCTCTACAGAGTCGGATTCAAAACCGGGAACTACACCAGCGGCACCGCTAACGTGAGGATCGGCCAATGAAAGGCGGGGTGATGGAATCCCAACAGGGGTCTGGAGGCATCTCTTCATCTCAAGCTAGCGAGACTGTAGCTGGTATTGCGGAATTGGCGACGCAAGCTGAGGTTGATAACGAAACCGATGACGCTCGAATCGTCACGCCATTGAAGCTCAGTAAGATAAAACGCCGCATGACGACAAATTCGGTTATGATTGGAAATTTAACCCTAGCTACTAGCCGATCATCCAATGCCGAAACCATTTCTATAAAAACCATGGCTGGCACTGATCCTTCCTCAAGTGATCCTGTGTATCTAGCATTTGAGGATGGTGCTGGCGGATTCTCGGTGGTATCTATTACCAGCGCATTGTCATTGACTATCTCCAGTGGTTCGACACTAGGGGCAACCAGCGGGGAGCCTTTCCGGATCTGGGTTGTTTTGTTTAATGACGCTGGAACCTTTCGTCTTGGTGCTATCAAGTGCTACACCGGAACGGGGATCGTTGGTCTTGAGGACAATGGTGTGGCGTCAAGTACCGCAGAAGGAGGGGCTGGAGCAGCCGACAGTGCGGGTGTTTTCTACACCGGAACGGCTGTCACTTCGAAGCCCTATCGGATTCTCGGGAGGCTGGACTACACACTGACGACAGCCGGGACGTGGGTCACCGCCCCGACGATCAAGTTGTTCAGCCAAGGGAGCAAGCTTCCAGGGGATGTTGTTCAGCGCGCGCATAATCCTTACAGCGCGGTGGCCACTGGGGCAACAACAATACCTATAGATGACACGATCCCCCAAAAAACAGAGGGCGATCAATACATGGTCACACCTGCGTTGGTCCCCACGGCGGCGGCGAATCTTTTGGCGGTAAAGGCGGAGGCAACTTTTGGTAGCTCTGCCACCAACACTTGGCTCATGATGCCATTATTTAGAGATTCGGCATCTGATTGTTTTGCGGTAGGCCACTTTTTCATGAATGCGTTCGCCAATGCGCCAGGCCGCATGGTAGTCAATGCGACTCCGTTTGTTGCGGGAAGCACCGCAAGCACCGTTGTATCAGCTCGGGCCGGAGTCAATGGTGACGGAACAACCACTTTTAACGGGGTTGCGAGTGCTAGACAGTTAGGAGCTGCGAATAAAGCGTTCATCTCCATTGAGGAGATCATGGTGTGACCATCGGTGTTTTACTTCTTAATTCCAGTTTGTTCCTTAGGTGTATTAAACTGATGAGGTTAATATAATGAAAGGCGGAATACTGGAATCTCAAGTTAGGGCTGGCCCTCTCAAATGACCCGCCTAAGTACGTCAATCCATTGTGATCCGCTCATCCCGGCTTCCGAGAAACATCACCTTTAAGAATTTTTAGGATGTCAATCGATGTCACTATTGACGATCTGCCAAACGGTATTGCGCGAAACCGGGATGCCGGATGATGGGCTTACCACGGTTACGGGGGCGGCCGGGTTCTACAAAATGCTGGTGGAAGCGGTCATTGAAGCCGACGTATTCATTCAGGGGTCGTCGGTTGACTGGCGCTTTCTTTGGAACACATGGACGCAGGTGTTGACGGTAGGGGCGAATAGCGGTCTGTACAACGAATACACACCGCCGACCACGGTCAGGGCTTTCATTTCAGATGACTATGCGACCCTGATCGGAACCAACCCGATACGGATATACGAATACGAATCGAATCGCACCTTGGCGAACTCAACGCTGTCAGGGACGCCTACCGCGATGATCCTTCTTCCCAACAAAAAGGTACGACTCACCCCCATTCCGACCGCTGCTTTGACTTTGACGGCAGAGTATTTCCGCACCCCCTTGAAGATGTCGGCGGATGCTGACGTTTCTCTGATCCCGGCGGAATTTGAGCGGGCCATTGTCACTTTGGCGAAGGCGAAGGTGAATGAATACAACGAATCGTGGGAAGGATTTAACCAAGCCATGCTCGAACACGCCGTTGAAATGACTAAATTGGAATCATCGCAATTGTTCGGCCATGCTCAACGCACGATGGGCGCGAACGCCGACAATTCTATCCGGGCAGAATAATGATCCGCCAAGCGCGGTCACGCACGCGCGGGATAGGGCAAAGCCATATCGCCTTCGGTGGCGGTCTTGATACGGTTACACCCCCGCTTGAACTGCGCCCCGGGCTTTGCCGGGTGGCAAATAACATCGAATGCGACCTCTATGGCGGGTATGTCACAACGGCAGGGTATGAAGCGTCAAATGGGAAGCCGAAACCTTCGGCGGCTACTTATTCCATAATCAATATAACGCTAACCGGAAGCATATCCGTGGGGAATACCGTCACCGGGGTAACGTCTGGTGCGGCTGGTTATGTCATAGCCATAACCTCGGGTTATATTGCCGTCACCAAGATAACCGGGACGTTTGTCTCTGGCGAAGTGCTGAATGTCGCCGCAGCACCACAAGCCACCACGACATCGGCTGCGGTGGTAAGTGGCGCTTCGACAAACCTTCTTAATGCCCAGTACAACAACCTTGCGGCGGATGTTTATCGGGCTGATATTGCGGCGGTCCCCGGATCAGGATCGGTCACGGGGGTTGTGCGATACAACGACGTGACCTACGCCTTTCGGAACAACGCTGGTGGCACGGCGACAGACATTTACAAATCATCTGCTTCTGGATGGGTGAGTGTCCCCTTGTTCTATGAGCTTCCGTTTGAGCAGGGCGTGATAATGCCGCCCGCGGAGGGCTCTCAGGTATCTCAGGGTTCAGTAACAGCGACGGTCAAGCGCGTTGCATTGGAAAGTGGCGACTGGGCGCTTAACTCTGCAAAAGGACGGCTGATCGTCACTACACCGTCGGGTGGTAGTTTTGCGCAGGGATATATCACCGGAGACCCTTCGGTGACAGCGGCGAACGGAATCAATTGGACAACCCGTATAAGTGCAGCTGATAACGTTTGGAATTCTATCGCTTACGGCGCAGGACTGTTCGTTGCCGTAGCAGGTTCCGGCACTGGAAATAGGGTTATGACGAGCCCTGATGGCATTACTTGGACTATCCGGACAAGCGCTGCCGATAATGAGTGGTACGGCGTCGCCTACGGCAACGGTATATTTGTCGTTGTTGCCAACCTCGGAGGAGTCGGCAACAGGGTGATGACCAGCCCTGACGGGATAACATGGACCACTAGGGCCAATGCTGTCGATAATCAATGGCGGTCTGTCATCTACGGAAACGGGCTGTTTGTCGCAGTATCAACAAGCGGAACCGGCAACAGGGTAATGACCAGCCCTGACGGGATAACTTGGACTATTCGAACAAGTGCTGCTGATAATAACTGGCTATCTGTAACCTATGGTAATGGTTTGTTTGTTGCCGTAGCAGCCACCGGCACTGGAAATAGGGTGATGACCAGCCCGGATGGTATTACCTGGACGATCAGAACAAGCGCCGCAGACAATACTTGGGTGTCTGTTGTTTACGGTAATGGTTTATTTGTTGCTGTTGCTTTCGACGGAACTGGAAACCGGGTAATGACCAGCCCCGATGGCATTACTTGGACCATCAGAACAAGCGCAGCTGATAATCAGTGGCGGTCTGTCGCCTACGGCGCAGGACTGTTCGTTGCCGTAGCAGGTTCTGGAACCGGAAACAGGGTGATGACAAGTCCTGACGGAATTACCTGGACTATCCGGACAAGCGCTGCGGATAATAATTGGACATCTATAGCTTACGGGGGTGGATTATTCGTAGTCGTAGCAGCAAGCGGAGCCGGCAACAGGGTAATGACCAGCCCTGCAATCGACAACACCATAGCACTTGCGACATCGACGGCAACAGCGATCACGCTAAACCCAAATGGTAACTACAAGTTCGTCACGACAAACTACACCGGAAGCACGACGACCAAGCGTGTCTACGGCGCTAATGGTGTTGACCGTGGGTTTGAGTTTGACGGCACCGTCCTTGTCCCGATAAGAACCGGGATGACGACAGACACCCCAAGTCATGTGTTTTCCCACAAGAACCACCTGTTCTTTTCCTTCGGCGGATCGGTGCAGCATTCAAGCCCTGGGTTTCCGTACCAGTGGAGTCCAATAACCGGGGCGGGTGAATTGGCCATGGGGGACACTGTTACCGGGTTTATCGCCCAGCCGGGGTCACAAACAAGCGGCGCGTTGACGATCTTCACCCGAAACAGAACATCAACCCTATACGGTTCAAGCTCGGCAGACTGGAACCTGGTGACCTACCGTGAAGAATTGGGGGCAATATCCGGGACGATGCAGGATGTTGGACTCACGATATTCCTTGATGACCAAGGAATTACCAGCCTTCAAACCGTTCAGGAGTTTGGGAATTTCTCTCACGCCACACTGAGCAATCAGATAAAGACATTCTTTTCCGGAAAGTCTGCTATAACATCTTGTGTAGCAAGGAAAAAAAGCCAGTACAGGCTGTATTTTACGGACGGAACCGGAGTGTATGTCACGGTAGGCCCTGGAAAATACGGGGCGTCTGTTGTCGGGATGAGCACGGTTACCCTTCCGAATAAAGTGGTCTGCATCCATTCTAGTGAGGACAGCAACGGATCAGAGGTCATACTATTTGGGTCCGACAACGGATATGTCTACGAAATGGAAAAGGGAACGTCGTTTGACGGTGCCGCTATTGGATGGTCATTCAAGCTGGCGCGTGATGTTCTGAAGGCACCAAGAGTAGAAAAGCGGTTTTCAACCGTCATGCTTGAGTGTTCGTCAGCAGGATATGCGCAGTTCAACGTGGATTATTCCTTGGGGGCAAATACCACCCTGATGCCTCAACCGTCACCAACATCATGCAGCATCGACCTTTCGCCCGGATCGAAGCGCGACGTTGAGGCGGTTATTCACTTGGTCGGTCAGGCAGAGAGCATTGCGCTTCAATTAAGCGGAAGCTCTGACTATTCGTATCCGGTGACGTTCTCTGGTGCTATCGTGAATTATGCCCAACGAAAACTCATGCGGTGATATAATCCACAGATATAGAGGTTTTTGAAAATGGCCAATAACGCACAATACGATCTGGCGGCCCCCAGTGGGTTCGGGCCTGCGCCCCCTGCGCCCAGTGGATTTGGCCCGGCCCCACCGGCACCCAGTGGATTTGGGCCTGCGCCACCCAGTTCAGGTCTGCTAACAACCAGCAACACAAGCCCGTGGGTAATTAAGCGTCCAACAAATGTGAACGCGCCATGGCCGGATTTGCAACCATCCGCAAATACAGTGACTTCAAATACAGCCACTGCAAATACAGTCGGCACCTACGACAACCGGAAGTTTGGCTATGACCCTTCTCTCGGGTCGGTAAACCAGAATACCGATACCGTAGCGGGCCAGCTTCGCGGCCTGTTGAGTCAGGATTCACCGTTTATCACGCGGGCAAGGACATCGGCTGCGCAAGCTGCGAATGCGCGGGGGCTGTCAAATTCGTCAATGGCTGCTGGGGCAGGAGAAGCGGCGGCCATTGATGCTGCTACACCGATAGCGGCGGCTGACGCTGGGACATACTCTGCGCAACGATTGGCGAATCAAACAGCGACCAATACCGCAAATGAAGTCGGGGTTACAGAGGCCAACAAGGCGTATCTTCTGGATCGTTCCGGGAAGATAAACCAAGAGCTTGAGGCCCTGAAGGCTCGGAACATTTCTAGCTTGAGCGCACAAGAGGCGAATCAGCTTCAAACATTGACGGCGCAGAAAGGTGAGATCGACAGACAGCTTCAGGCTGCATCTGCGGAACAGCAGTCTACGTTGCAGTCCGAGCGATTCGCGCAGCAGAGCCAGCTTAACATTAACTCTGACGCAGCTGCTTATGCCAGGCAACAGTTACAGGGCGATCAAGCCGCAAATCTTGCAGACATTGAAGGCAGCAACAGGGTGCTACTTCAATCAAACGCAGGCGCAGCAAGTCTATATACGGGGACTATGGGAAGCATCGCTTCTATCATGGGCAATCCCGACCTGAAGCCAGATGACAAGAACAAGGCTGTCGGTGTGTATCAGGATTTGCTGCGGTCGGGCCTCTCGGTGATAGGATCATCGGCAAATGTTGATTATGTCTCGCTGCTTAATTGGAGCGGCGGTATACCATCCACCACAAGCACTACCAGTGGCGCGACTAGCAATAATGGAAAGATCAACCTGGCAAGTGTAATTAACAGGATATTATCTCTGCGGAAAAGTAGGTAAATCATGAAAAATCGTCAAATGGGTTTGCTGGCGCAGCGAATAAAAGACGCTGGCCGATATGGTGACACCGAACTCGTCCACATGAACAAGGATGAGAAGGCGATGCTCGACCGCATGTCGCCACATGGTGAGGCCACGATCAACCCTGAAACCGGGCTTCCTGAATACTTCTCGCTTGGCAAAGTGTTCAAGGGCGCCAAGAAAGCGGTTAAGGGTGTCGTCAAGGGCGCGAAAGGCGTGGTAAGTGGCGCCCTGCATGGAAACATTGGCGACATCGCCATGTTGGTGGCTGGGGTATACACCGGCGGCGCTGCACTTGGCGCCTGGGGTGCTGGAACAACGTCTGCGTTTGGCGCAATGGGCGCTGGCGGGCAGGGGTTTTGGTCAACCGTTGGGTCGAATCTTTCAACAACGGCGAGTAACGCATTCAGCTACTTGTCAGGCTCAGGTACCGCTGGGTCGGTCACTGGCGCGGCGGCAGAATATGGGCCTACGATGGCAGAGCTTGGGGTGAGCCAGGGCGCAAAGTACAGCATCGGCGGAATGTTGAGCGGTGTGGGATCGGCCATTCAAGCGAATCCTGCTGCATTCAAGATAGCAGGAACCATCGGAGCGTCTATGCTGTCCGCAGACGCGCAGGCAGCGTCCGACAAGAACAGTCTCGAAATCGCCAAGAACAAAACCCGGTGGGACAACCAAGCTACTGCGGAAAACTACGCAGATTCAAACTACTTCGGCCAAGACCTTGGGTTCAAGGCGCCGGATTATGCCAGGCAGCTTATGCGGCCAGATGGATCGCAAGTTTATGGCCGTAGCGGTCTTGTATCACGCCGCCTGAATGAGGCTTCCTGATGGACGTTAATCAAGATCAATCTCAAGCGCCCGCTGCCACACCCGTTCCAGCGCCACCTGCTGCGCCAGATCAAGGACAGCAACAGGGTCAGCCGGATCCAAAGGCAATGGAGGGCGTTCAACGGCTTGGAATTGCTGCGTCAAAGATTATCTATGACAAGCAAACATCAAAGGCCCTGATCGACATGATGTCGAAAATTAAGGACCCTGCCACGGCAGCGGCAACCGCCGGCATGGTTGTCATGCGGAAGATGCAGGATTCCATTTCTGGTGTTAATCCGAAGGTCGTATTCGCGGTTGCGCCTGCGGTCGTTGTTTTCCTTCTGGAGCTTGGCGAAGCTGCGGGATTGTGGGAAGGTGCAGGGACGGACGAGGTGAGCGCAGCTATCCAAAAGATTGGACAATTTGCCGATCAAGGGGATTCGGAAGAATCTGGCGAGGCGCAGCAAGGCCCGGCAGAAGAATCCGGTGAACCTGCCAACCAACAACCAGCCCCTCAAGGCGGTGGGTTGCTTTCTGGGGGAATGCAATAATGGGACTCGGGCTTCTGGGTACGGCGATTGCCGGCGGGTTCAAGGGAGCCGGTGAGATTGCGGACGATGAACTCAAGAATAGAGCCGCCGCTTCGCTTGCAGCACAGCGTGACGCAGCTGCGGCGCAAAGGGAAGAACGGCTTAATGAACTTAGAAAGGATTTGGCCGACAAGCAACTACAGGCTCAACAAGGCCAGTGGGATGTCCAGAACAAGAAAACCGATGCAGAGTTGCAACTGAGAGAACAAGCCAACCAAAACACGTCCGAGTATCAAAAAGGGCTTCTTAAACTTCGTGCGCAAGAGGTTGGAAAGCAGTCTGCACAAGAGCAAGAGTTTTCTTCACGAAGCGCGTGGGCCAAAGAACTATCAACGACAACAGACCCAGCGAAACTGGATAGCCTGAAGCTGTACGGTAAAGGGCAAGGATGGATTTCCGACAAAGCAAATGACGATCCTATCATAGAGAAGAAAGTGCAGGCCGCAGACGGTAGTTTCATCACGATAAAAGGGACGAAGTCGCAAATTGAATCTATGACGGATGCAACGCAACCCCATGTTCTTGGTGAAGAAGGAAGGTTTAAGCCGGTCGTTACTGGTGAAAAAACTAAGGCGGACGCGGACCTTGCAGAGGAGACAAAAAAATCCCAATTGTTGAGTGCCGGGGAAGAATCGGAGGCTGTAAAAAACCGAAGAAATACCGACAAACGTCTTGCTGGAATGAACGAGAAAGAGGCTTCAAGTGCTGCGTTTCAGCAAAGAGCGAAAGGATTACTGAGCAAATTTGGAAATGCGATAATCGGAAGGGTGTCAACCCCGGAAGATGCTGCGGCATTGGTTGATGATCTTGGAAAACAAATCGATACCATGCCTGATGGAGCGCCAGAGAAATATGGTATTCAAGCTCGTTATGAGCGCGCTATAAGTGACCCGCTATATCAGCAATGGCTTAAACAGCAAACTTCCAGTCAGAAATAATGGATAATGGTCTATAGACCTGAGCCTCAATACTGGGGATAAAATGCCGTCAATCGAAGAATACCGCAATACCTTTCCTGAGCTTAAAGGTCTGGACGACGTTGATGTCATCCGCAAGGTGGCAAAGGCGTATGACGTCCCCATCGAGGCTGTTACCACGCACATGGGGTATGAGCCAAAGGGCGGTGACTTCTGGCGTCAATTCAAGAACTCAGGGACACAAACCAAGCAACTGCTAGCTGGGGCTGGCGCTGCGGCGGCGGCTACCGCTGAATCAATTTTCGGGCCCGGTGGGATTGCAACTGCCGCGAAGGAAGCCGCGCTCGAAAAGTACAAGTCAATCGGTGAAGAGCTACAAATAAACTCGAAGGCGAGCGATTCAGCCACCACCGCCTATGACATGGCGCGCAATGGCGACCCTGGTGCGTTTGTTGACTTCATTCAGGGCGCATTTGGCATGGGGCTTGGCCAGATCGGCCAGTCAGTATTGACCGCTGGCGCCGGGGGATTACTTGGCAAGGTCGCCCTTAAAGGAACTGTCGAGCGTGTCGCCGGTGAAATGATTGCCAAGGAAACCGCGAAACAGATGGCGACGGTGGAAGTTTCCAAGGATGTCGCTGAAAAGATCGCAGTGTCAAATGTTGCCAACAGGGTTGGTCAGAATCTTGCCATCACCGGGCAAGTGCTTCAGCAGGAAGGTGGCGAGATAGGTGGCGATTTAACCCAAAAAGCCACCGATGAAGGTCGTGTTCTCACCGGGGCGGAAGTGTTCAGGGCATTGGCAGCAACCGCAGCGGCAGCGGGGCCTGAAGCCCTGACCGACCGTGCGGTGCTGGATGCCTTGTCAGGGAAACTGCCGTGGCTTAAATCGCTTCCAGAAGCGACCACGATAGGTGGAAAGGTTGGCCGCGCTGCGGTTGCTGGCGGTGTCGGGGCCGGGATTGGTGGCGCTCAAGAGGTGGCGCAGACCTATACCGAAGAGCTTGGTAAGGGCAACCCGATTGACGAAAAGGCCCACAGGTCGGCGATTGATGCTGGTGTAATGGGCGCCATTGCCGGGGCCATGCCTGGTGCTGTTGGTGGATATATCCACGGCCCAGACATTACTCGTGAGAAAGATCAGAGCGCAACACAGGAAAACGCTGAGAAAAGCCCAAACCAAGTAACGGTTGAGCAGGTCAATCAACTGCGTGACGCTCGCTTGCGCCAACTCGACGAAGAAGAGCGAGGCGTAGAGGGCGGGCTGTACAAGGAAGCGGATGGGTCAACGACACTCAGAGTCGGGAAGATGGGCCGACAACTCACCCCGCAGGAAATGGGTGAAAGGCTGTTTCTGACTCGAAACCCTAATCCGGCGATTGTTGCGAAGCGTTTTGGCCTGGTTCTCACCCCGGACTCAGCCGATATCGTTGCTTCTGATATTGCGAAAACCGAAATTCCAAGTGTATCCAGCGGCCAGAAGCCATTTGACGGGGTAGATGAAGTCGCGTCAGTGGCCGGCCAAGTGACAGCATTTGAGCAAGCCGCCAAGCAAACGCCCAGCGTTCCTATTCCGGAAGGCATACACCCGGAGCAACGGACGCCATCCACTAGGCCGTCTGCTATCCAGATTGATGAAAGAATAAACAGGGAAACAGATGCTCGCACTGCATCGTTTCTTGAGAATTCACTTAAAGATCAAGAACTTGCTGACTTCGTAAAAAGCGAGCAGGAGAACGCTGCATACCAGCAGAACGATATTGCCAAACAACGTGAGTCTCAGCAAGAGGCTGACAGAAAGGCCATGGAAGTCATTGAGATGGAGCGGCGTAAGGCGTTCGATCAGAAGTATGGCCGAGCTATATCCGCCATGGGATCACCGTCCGCCGGCATTACGCTTCCAGAAGTTCAAGAACAAACACCGACCGCCACGGATCAGACCGGAAAGACGGCCTTTGAGATAGCACTAGAAAATGCAAGGAACAAGGCCAAGACAACCCAGCAATCGCCTGTTGAGGCGCCCGTGGAGACATCGGGACAAGCCATCCCGACGCCGGATCAAGCTGTCCAGACTGCCACACAGCAGACGGAACAAGAAGCCCCGCGCGCGATAAACCCCAGTGAAATCCCCGGTGTGAAGTCACGCCAGGCGCTTGAGCAAGACACCGGGAAACAGGCGACTACTGTCATTAACCTTGATGGCCTCAAGGCGATCAGCGATACCTATGGCCAAGAGGCTGCGACGAATGCGATCAAGGCGCTGACGGAATCCGCCAAGGCGGCGGGGCTTGATATTTACCATGTGGAAGGAAACAACTTCGCCGTACTTTCCGCGAATGCCATCAAGGCCAAGAGGGACGTGGCCGCCCTGAAGGCTCAGGCAGACCAGGTTCAGGTTGACCTTGGCGACCATGTTATGAATGGGATTCCTATCAGCCACGGGACTGCCAGATCGCTTCCTGACGCCATTGCCAAGTCTCAGCAAGAACAGGTAACGCCAAATATCACACAAAAGCCTATTCCTTCGGCCAGAGAGATGATGGACAAGGAAAATGAAGAGCCTGATACCGGGGTTCTTCCAAAGGGCCTAACCGATAGAAGGTTCTTGAAAGAGAGCTACAGATCGGCGGTTCAAGGTCTGGCGAACAGCCTTGTGCCCGGTGGCGGGATAGCGCATATCAAGGATGAGCACGACCGGATAATCGGCAGGACAAGCAGCGTTAATCCTATGTGGTTTCAAGACTTCAAAGAGGTATTCCCATCGGTTAAGGCTGTTGACAAAGCCGTCAAGAAGGCGCTTGAAGGGAAAACCCTCGGTAAGTCCGAGGCTAGAATTATCACTGGATTGATGAACGCATACGACTCTGAAATTGCAGACAACATTCAGGAGTACGGGAACCCAAACGATTACCGAGTAATGTACGAAGAAGAGCGCGATGCGATGGGCGATATAGGCTCAACGCCCGGTGAGTTCCTTATTGCAAAGCTCTACAACAAAGCTCTGGATTCAGGAATTCCTGAAAATGAAATTGTCTCGGTGATCGGAAGTCACCGCGATGACTACGCAGGCGCAATCACAGCACTTGAGGGCATGATAGATGAAGCAAAATCAGAAACAGAGAATCAATATCAAGAAAACACCAATGCCTACGCTAGACAGGATCAAGGAAGTGGCCAAGAAGCTGCGGGGGTACGAGAACAAGAAGCGTTTGCACTGACAAACGAGAAGGACGGAGAGGAAGCCAAAAAAGATAAGCCCGACAAATCGGCAGAAGAACGCCGAAAGGCGGACCTAGAACGGCCTCACTTTGGCCTGTCTGGTGGAATAATGCCGGATAACGCCACGGCCAAACAAAATGACATATTCAGCAACCAAGGAGGTAAAGATGAGCGAAAACCCAACCCCGTACCGAACCGGGAAGGTGATTCACGTCCCATTTCCAAAAAGGCGACGCCAGTACAGGGACAATTTGACCTATTCTCCAGGCCGGGAGAGTCAAAGCGACAAGCCTACGCCGACCTGTATCACGTCATTGTCAAAGCCAAGCCGGTAGCGACAATCAGGTCAGCCGTTGACCATATATCTTCCCCGGAGGATTTGGGTCATTTGATGGCGTCTATCAGGAAAGACGCTCAAGAGGCTATGTACGCGGTTGTCACAGATAATGCTGGGAAAATTCTCAGGGTGTTCCGGCATACCAAGGGCCACAAAACATCCTCATCGGTTTCTCCTCTGATTATTGTTTCGGAGGCGGCAAGCATTGAAGGCGCGAACACTATCCACCTTGTTCATAACCATCCATCAGGCAATCCATCGCCATCGAAGGACGATGAAAGGGTAACGGAGGCCACAGCAAGATCGGCGGAAGGAACCGGTATGAGTGTGGGGTATCACGTCGTCATCGGTAAGTCGGCGTGGCAGGAGGTTGGAACGTCATCACCGACAAAGTTCGTTCCAATGCAAAGGAAGCACAGCATCCAGATAACCGAGCGGACATTTGTGAAGAATGATCCGTCTGACGAGACTATTGGGAACAAGGATAATCTTGCAAAAGCGTTCAGAGGAATCGACAGCGGTATACTTCTTCTAAATTACCAGCACCAAGTTGCCGGCGTTATCATGATGTCGGACGCTGAAATGCAGGCGCTAAAATCCGGCGGCGGGGAAGGTGCGAAGCGAATTCTTGCGGCGATTGACAAGTCTAACGCATCTGCAATCGCCCTGAAAACAGACAGCATGCCATCCGCAAAAAACATCGGAAGTTTCGTCAGCGCGATTAGGGGTAGTGGTGAACTTAGACTTCTCGACTGGATTGATTCTAAAGGAGCTTCGGCTGCTGAGAGCGGAAATATTGACGCGCTATACAACTTGGGCGGCGTGTACACGTCAAAAAATACAGATCAAGAGTCAATTCCAGATAAAATCGTTGTTGACGGAGTTAGTCGTCCAACCAGAAATAGCAACGGACAGCTTATTGCTAAGGACAATGAAAAGATAAAGTCGTTCTGGAAGTGGTTTGGTGATAGCAGGGTTGTAGATTCTGGCGGTAGGCCGCTTGCAATGTATCACGGGACTGGCGCCGATTTCACGGCTTTCAGCCATGATAGCGCATATTCGGGCGAGGGCGCGTCGCAAACAGGATCAGGGTTTTACTTTACCGATAATCCAGATAGCGCATCGCGGTACGCGCAACTCGCGGTGTCAAAGGGATCACCCGGGCGGGTCATGCCTGTTTACTTGTCGATCAAAAACCCGCTGTTCATAGACTTCTCAACCGGGGAAGTTATGGGGGCGGACATCAAGCTTTCCAGAAAGCAAGTGCGAGAGATTATCCTAGGACGCCCAGACATCCGAAACGTCGAAGAAAGTCCTCTAATGGACTTCGGAGACATCGCCTACGATGGATTCGACAAGGTTCTCAATCAAGCGATCAACTCATACGCAGGAGGATCTAACATAGCCGCTCTGCGCAATGACTTTTTCGGAAACGATCACGAAGCATGGCTGAAGGCGCTGTCCAGTGCTACAGGTCACGATGGGGCATACACTACGACAAGTGGCGGTGACACGCATTGGGTCGCTTGGCAGCCAGTGCAGATTAAATCGTCAATAGGCAACAAAGGGACATATGACTCAAGCAATCCGAGCATTGTCGCATCACGATCAGACCAACAGCGCGGCGCTACAGCAAATTCCGACAAGATCAGTTCAGCAATATCCAGTACATTCGGAAATAAGGTTCTGACGAAGCTCGGGAATCGTCTTGTCATCCCTAGCACGGAAGCCGAACTTCGTGCCGAGATGAAGAAGCGCGGGTCAAAGTTCACGGACATGATGTTTTCTGACGAAGCATCAAAGGTCTCTCGCTTCCAGACCCACAACGTCAAAGGATTTTACGACCCGTCCACTGACACGTCCTACATGATTCCGTGGAACATGAAGGAATCCGAAGCGCCTGGGGTGTTCCTGCACGAAGTAGGCGTCCACTACGGCCTTGAGAAGATGCTGGGCGACAAGTATTCGCGGGTTGTCGGTGACACCGCGAAAATGGTCAGGATGGGCAGCAAGAGCGCCATGGATGCCATGCGTTCGGTAAATGCGGCGGAAGGTCTTGGGTTTGATCCGGAGTCAAAAGACTTCCGAAACCAGATGGCGGACAAGATTCTTTCCGACAGGCGCATTGCACAAGAGGCGATAGCGTACATTGCCGAGAAGAGCGCCACCCTTCCATTGGTGAAGCGGATTATTTCAGCGATCAAGGAATTCCTGTATAGGATCGGGCTCACCGGTAAGCTGGACGAAGGCATGTTGACCACCATGGCCATTCGTGCGGCAAGACGTGGTGATGCGACCGGGATTGTGATTAGCGACGGGAACGCCCTCACAGACGGAGAGTATTCGCTGAACGAAAACAGGCCGGCTGGGCCAATGTCGGTTTCAATGGTCAA